ACCGGCGGCTGCGGCGGTGTCAACGAAAGAACCGGAAGAAACGTATTGACCGTTTGAATCCAGCGAACCAACGTCAGTACCGACAGGTAACGCGAACGGCAGAGCCGAACAAGTCACAGTAGCGGTAGAAATGCTGGTATACGTCACAGTTCCAAGTGAAACAGCCGTATCAGGCACCAAACCAAGCACGCGAACGGGCAAAGATGATGTAGTAGCGGGTGTATCGCTAGGGGCCAATGCTGCATTCTTAGAGTCGCCAGTCGCTGTGTTACCTGTGTTGTTAATCATGGCCAAGTTTTGACCAATCATTGCACGGGCACCAGAAGCAATAGCCGTAGTTGCAGAGCAAACCACAACTTTAAAGACTGCATCAGGATCATCACTGACAATGGCTACTGCATCACCAGCCGCAGTAGATGCGGGCCAGTATTGCGAGAAAGTCAACTGTTTAGTGACAGGGTTTGTGAAACGGCATCCTAAAAAGACACCTGTTTGATTGCCCGCTGTGCCAGTAGACACAGACAGACGAACGATTTCACCACGAGACAAACCTACGTAATCACCGTAGAAAATGTTTGTAGAGTAACCGTTAGTGATCGGATATTCACGAGTAGAACCCGCAAATACCTGACCTCCGATCAGATTGATCGGTTTTAGGCCGTAAGGGGCCGAGATAACGGGATAAGCCATTTAAGACTCCTATAAAAATTTAAGTACCTTTGCCAAAGCTACTTGAGGATTTACGCTCTTGGAAGAGTGGCATCCGCGCATCGCTTTGACGCATGAAACTATTGTCTACAGCATCCGTCTGGGCTTGTGTTTGTTTAGCAAAGTGTTGGTTCCGCTGGGCAACAAAGTCAGATGGAGTTTTGCAAAGCAATAATCCGCCAATCTCAATATTGTCGCGGTAGCGGCTATTGGGATCAGCTAACAGTCTAAATTTGGGTTGTTCCTCAAGTGCAACGGGCTCCCAGCCTTCTCGGAGTTTGGCCGATAGGTTACGCGGGTCAGCAGCGTTCAACGTTGAGACACGAATCCAACGGTAGTTGTAACCGGCCTGCTTGTCGGGCTCGGGCAACATTTCAGGAAGCATCCACTGCTTAGGACGCTCTTGTACCGCACGTGTTTCTAGCTCTCTTGTGAGTCTATTTTCAGCCATTTTGGGCCTCCACTTTCAGGAATTCCCTAACATATTGCTCGGGTGTTATTCCTAGTTTTTTAATCGTATTCAACTGGCTCTGCTTGAGTCGCACCTTGTTTGGAGATGTGCTTCGAGCTACCGGGGCTACTACTGTGCTAGGTTTTGCTCTAGCAGGCTCAGTTCTAGCCGTTGATTCATTTGGTGCCGGTTGTCTTTGAAAGACTTCTGGAAACCGTTGCCGGATTGTTTTGTCCAATTCCGAATAATATTCTTCCGAACCGACTGGGACTCCGTTATCTTTCAGGTCTTCGTGAACACCTAAAGCGAAAGCTGTCATCCCTCTGTTTTGACCAAACCACCTATTGCGGTTTTGCCAATCTTCAGCCTTATTGTCGGGCTTAGGAACAGATTGTCGTTGCTCTTGACGCGGTTGTACTTCAAATTCTTCCTCTTGTAAAGGGGGTAACTTAAAGTTTTTTACCTGCATTATTTTGTAATTGGCACTTTGTAAAGCCTGTTGAGCCTCAATGATCTTGTCAGTATCACCGGCGTCATACGCTTCACGGTATGCCCTCTTCGCCATTTCCAACTCCATGTTGGCGGCATTTTGAACAGTAGCAACGTACTCTTTCTCACCATTTGTGAGAATAGTTTTGATGCGCTTATTCTCGTGCAGTAGGCGCTGTGCAACGTTTAAGGTCTCCTGCTGCTCACGCTGCGCGGCTTCCTTTTCACGGCGCTCATCGTGCCAGACTTTACGCATCTGTTTGAGCTTGTTCTTGACCTCATCGTCATACTTGTCAAGCTCATCCTTCTCTAGTTCTTCAACCAGAGGTTTAGGCATTGGCTCACGATTACGGTCTTGCGGCGGCGTATCGTCTTCTATTTCAAGTTGAAACCCAGACTCTTGATCTTCGGGTTTACCCTTAGCTTCTGATTCTTCATCAGGAAACTTAAATTCGTCTTTATCAAATTCAGGCATTTTGTACTCCTTTATTTGCGTTTAATACCACGGGGATCATCAACAGTTCCTTCTACGGAATCATCGTTAATGAGTCGAAATTCCCGACCATGAATTATCAAGCGGGTACCAGCATGAGGACGAACAAGAACAAAATCGCCTTGCTGACACCATGCACCGCTTGGAAAACGTGCGGGGTCTTTGTAGCAGTCTGGGCCCATATCGACAACGAAAAGAACAGTTGTGAGTGTCTCTTCATTACGCATGGTTTCGTCTGCTTTGATCAAACCAATCTCGCTGTCTTCAAATTGCTTTTCCGCTTCCGGAATTGCGCAAAGAATACGATAGCCAGATGGCTTAGGTAGTTGTTTTCCTTTTTCTTCTGCCGTAGCTTTAAAGTCGTAGGATCCGACAACTTGCGGGTTGTTAGCGTCTGTAGCCAACAGGATGGAACTAGTCATCCATATTCTCCATGGTTTGTTGCAGGTCTAGTGCATATCCTCGCACGGTGAGCAGACCCTTGATCTCACCGCAGAGTTTCTTGTACTCTTCAAAATTCTCTACCCGGCCATCGGCCAAGTAGTCTTTGAGTTGAGCAACCTTCTCGTCAGACTGCTTTACCAGTACATCAATTACGTCCATCATTCTTCCTTAGTTACAGGTGTTTCACGATTCCTGTTCAAGACTGTTTGTAGCCCCTGACTCAAGTGCGTGCGTTCTTGCTGTTGACCCTGATGTGTGTGGTCACGTTCTTGCCTAGATTTAGTCTGATGTTTCTCTGACAAGTGTTTGAGCACGTCAACACCGATGTCCATCATGTGTTCTTGCTTGTCATTCTTCATCTGCGCTATAGCTTTCATAGCGTCAACTTTCTGACGTTGCGCTTCAAGCTTCAACTGCTCTTGTTTAATCGCCGCATCCGTTGCATCCTTAGCCACTTTGCGTTTCTGCTCTTCGGCCTTGATCTGCACTTCTTGCTGCTGCAACTGAACCAGCGGATCTTGCGCTTGCTTCTGAGCTTGTTGTTGCGCGGACTCTTGTTGATTAGAGGCCAACAGGCGTTGTGACGCTTGTGCCAGCAGGGGAGCCAAACGCGCTTCGACTTCGGGATCCATGTTGATATCTTCACCAGACTCATCTTTCTGAGGTGGCAAACTCATACCCAACTGCAACTCAATTTGTTTGCGGTACTCAAAGCCCAAATGCTCATTAATGTGCGCCATCATTGCGGCTTGTAACTGCTGGGCCATTGGATTGTTTTGCAAGAGAGACATGATCTTGGGATCTTGCATTGCCGACATGTGAACCATGATGTGTGACTGGTGATCTTGATACATGAATGCCTTGACTGGCTTCATCATCAACACGTTCTGGTTTTCCGATACTGGATCGGTAGGCTTTTGATCTTCTTCCATTGGCACAAGCTTGGCCGCATCTTTAATACCCAACACGTCTAGCATCTGACGATGCAATAAAGGCATGTTGTAAAGCTGAGGTGACTGCTGTGCAAGCTGCATAACTGCTTGGTACTGCACAATCTTCTGCGCCATTGTTGACGCATTGGGATCGCTCACTGGTATAACGTCCACGTTGTCGTAGTCGCTACGCTTAGCTTTGCGTGAACCTTCAGTGGGCTCGTAGTTGTAATCTTCTGGAGTGTAAGCAGCAATGATGCCCTTCAAGAGTTTAAGCTCTTGCTTCATCGAGTAGTGAATGCGTGCTTGCACAGCGCTCATCACTTTAAGTGTGCGCTCCAAAATAGCCAGTGTGGTGCCCACCGGAGAGTTAGCCGACATATCACTAATCTGCAGATCAGCGGTATTGGCAAATCGACGTCCTTCATCAACGATCTGACCCAGCAATGCCATCAGCGTTTGGCTAGGCTCTTTATAAGGAAGCGGCAACAAGTTGTCACGAATCGTTCCACTAGGAACATCGACGTCGCGCCACTCTCCGGGGGCAATCGGTGTATCGTCTCCCTTAACACGGAGACCTCGGGCTTTAAAGCCGCCGGGCAAATTGCTTAAAGTACCAGCATCAACAAGCTGACGAATAAGAGAAGTGCCTGACTTAGCAAAAGCCCCGATAAGGTGTATGAGGCCAAAGTAATAGAAACCAAATCCAGGAACGTACCCGTAGTGGACATAGTGCTGTCGTTTTTGATAGGTCTCATCATCGGGCTCCCAGTTGCGGCGTACAGCCAAAACTTTGTTTGAACCTTTTTCAAGTGTCACGATGTATGGCAACTTAATACCAGTCTTTTCGCCGTCCACTTCATGCTCGTAACCGGGCAAGTCAAGGTCAACACTCATCTCAAGAAGTTTGTAGCGGTTATCAGATGTAGCTCTAAAGCCCATCTTCTCCGCAATCTTCTTCTCAACTTCGTCCAACACATTGTCTGGATCGCCTAAGTCAATGTCACGATAAAAGCCAGCCACCTGCAAGCGGCGTAGCTCATTCTCGGTCTTGCGCATAACGTGCGTAACACGTTCAGCCGTCTCTAAATTACTTGCGCCGTATGGCACAACTAAATCTTCGGCAGGTACAAACAAAGAAATTTGCCGATCCATGTGCGGATCAAAATACACTTTCTTGAACGCATTACCAGACAGGCCCAAGCCCCACAACATGCGCTCATGCTCTGGGCGGAACTCAGTCATCACATCTGTTAACTGGTAGTTCATGTCGTCTTGAACACGAACAGCCGAAGCTTTCTTCTGTGGAGTTTCTTTGCCAATGATCTGTGTCTTAACTGGGCCAGCAGCAGGGAACGTTGCCATCATGGTCTCGGCTTGAAACTTTACAAGCGCCTCGGACAACAGTGGGTGGTACACACCACAAGCGCCTTCCCATGGCTCGGTGCGCTCCTCAATCTTCATACCAAGGAGTTCCAGACCATCTACATAAGTCTGCATCCAATCTTTGCGGCTACCAATGTCATCATCAAAGTCACTTGTCAACTCACTGGCAAGTTCCTCAAGCACGCCCTCAGATATATACTCAGCAAGGTTAGCGTCAAACGCATCACCACCTGTTGGTTCTTCTGGGCCAATATCAATCTCTAGCTCAGTTACCTCAACCTCGGGCTCCATCTCAATATCGAGCATTGGGACTTCCGACAAGGCTTCTAGTCCTTGTGGTGCTTGGTACAGTGCTTTATCAATAGCCATGTCTGATCCTTAATAGTACGGTTCTTTCCTGCGGAATTGCCGTGGTTCATCTTCTTCATCGGACTCTAGCCTAATAAAGCCGCCACGTCTATAACGTATGAGTGCTTGTGACATGGAGTCCACCATGTCGTCGTGTTCGCCAGACGGAAAACTTGCAACCTCTTCCACAAGTTCTTCTGCCCAGTTAGTGTTCGGAACCCACACCATTCCCGACGCAAATATGTCAGCTACCGAGTTTAATCGAGCTATCTTGTCATTACCTTTAGTGGGCGTAAATTCTTGCACGGGTATGCCCATCGCACGAAGCTCAAAAATGAGGGGACTTCCTGCCGCTTTTGCCTCAACCACTAGGGTATCTGGGTTCCATTCTTTGTATTCCTGCATCGCCCGCTGTTTTAACTCAGGAAACTCCATCCGTGACTTGAACGCATTCAAGAGAATGATGTTTGCCCTGTTTATACCCATGGCATCAGGCTTATAGAACACGCCCCACGTTGTGCAGGCTGAATAGTCCGAGCGTTCTGTCTTTAAAAACGCCGTATCCCATGACTGAATTACAAATTCACAGAAAGGTGGGTCATCATCCGGCCAAATCTGCCACCACTCACGCTTAATAATGGCCGAAACGTCCGAAGTGGGCTGCTGCATGTACTGCGCCATCCACTTTCCATTAGGAAGTTCCTCTTTTAACGCGGAAAGTTCCTTCAATGACCAGAACTGAGGCCATAAGGGTTTACCCGAGGGTAGGATAGCCGGGAAATCAATTACTTCCCACTCTTCACCACTCCTTTGGGCAGCCGCTTTCAATACTTGACCCGTCAAATCTTTCTTTGACCACCTAGTCATCACAACCACAATGGCTCCGCCCGGCTGGAGACGCTGCCGAGGGCCAGATGTGTACCACTCGTAGGTCTTATCGTAGATTTCTGGGTTTACCTCAGAAAGTGCGGCCTCTTGTTCGGAATGAGGGTCATCAATAATGAGCAAATCAGCACCCTTACCAGTAACAGCGCCCCCGACACCAATAGCAAAATAATCACCGCCGTAATTTGTAGCCCAGCGACCCGCCGCTTTAGAGTCAGATTGAAGCGCGACGTCTGGAAAAATGTCTTTATAAGCATCTGAGTCAACCAAGTTACGTACTTTTCGACCAAAACCCACCGCAAGTTCAGCAGTGTGGCTGGTCTGAATGATTTTTTTGCCCGGGTACATCCCCAAAAACCAACTCGGCAATAAGTAACTGGCAAATTCTGACTTGGTATGGCGAGGCGGCATATTAATAATAAGCCTCTTGACCTCACCACGAGCCACTCGCTCAAATGCCCGGGCCATTTTTTCGTGATGCTTGCCATGAATGAAGCTTGGCCACACGTAATTGACGTATGCCATAAAATCGTTTGCCGCTTTTTGCTTTGTAACTGCTTTCCTAGCCTCGGCAATAAGCTGACCTACCTTCTGCTGGGCGGCATCTGGCAAGTTTGGAAGAAGCTTTTCCGCCTCAATCAGCAGCTTTGGATCCATCTGATCTTCCTAGCTCTTCGTCCAAGTCCATGTCGCCAATGCTTTTTGGTTTATCTTTAGCTTCCACGTCCACTACTGCACTTCCATACAGTGCCAGTGTTTTGCGCAGTTCAGTCTCAATATCCACCACAGTGCGATGCGTGACGGTCACGTCAATCTTTTCGCTAAACAGACCCACAGCACCAATTCTTCCAAGATTTTCTAAGGCTCGCATGCGCTGCTTGGGGTCTGGGTCTACCGACTCGGCAATAAGTTTATTGGTTATGTAGTTACGCAGACGGCGCTGGACGTCCAAAACTTCCTGATCCCATTCCGTCAGAATGGCTTCGAGATTCAATATGGTGCCGGGGGTCAGGTCTTTTGCGGGCGGTAATTTCTTCGACGCCATTATCTGGTGCGATTCCATTTTGTCCTGCTGGGTAATATCAATCTCTAAACCCTGCTTAGTAAGGGCTTCGATTGTCTTGAAATAGGCATGCGCTTTTTCCCGAAAAGACTCTATCTCTTCAGGTGTGGTGTCGAATGGGAGTGGGATCCCAACTTCTGGCGTAGCAATAATGGGCATAAGCGGTTTGTGGCTCCTGCGTTTGGTTTTGCAAAGTGTACAGTGTTTTCAAAATTTTGCAAATATTGGGGTGGGGGGTAGCGAAATAAAAAGGTGACGGGGGGTGTTTCAAAAAAGCGGCAATAAGTATCCTGGGGATAAATGTGTTGTGTAAAGATCTTTTGGTATGTCTTGTTCCGGCTTTTAACTCTGCACTGTGTAGTGAACGCCGCAAGTAACGTGCGCGCACATTACTGATTTGAAAATGATTGGATTGGACGTGCATATTAATATGTAGGATCGGAGGGCGGAGTCTCAACTGGTATTTTGGGGGGTGGGGTGTCGGTTAATGGGCTGGGATTTATTAACACTGATAATAAAATGCTTTGAATTATTAACACTGTGGGGTAATATAGAACTGTACCGATTTGGTACATACATAAACAACTGAAAGAGATATATGACTAATTCAATTCAATCAACCGATTATTCAGTAACAGTAGAAGCATGCACAAACGCAGTGCGCCAAGATATTAACACTGTTAATAAATGGGAAACTGCGGGTCAAAAAGTGCGTGCGTTTTTTGGCACTGAAACTGCTATGCTTGAAGTTAAAGCGCAGTTTATCGCAGACGCTATTTTACCCGCCATTGATAAGCGTCACGTTAAAGCTTTAAACACTGAATTGCCACGCAAGAATTCAAAAGAATTTAATGCCCTCGATGCGGGTCAACGTGACACTTGGGAATACGTCAACCAAGCCAAAAAAGACGCAAGGGCAACATGTGACACTTACTTTTCACGCATCGTGAAATATGCTTTCCCAAAAGAAGCAAGTGAGAGCGAGCCAACAAGCTTGAAAACCAAAATTCAAGTGCAGATCGCTGACCTTATCAAGAAGTGCGAGAAGTCAACTGATGCAGACTTCGACATTGTGGAAACCACAAAAGCCCTCAACGCTGTATTAACACTTGTTAATAAGTGATTCACACCTGACGGAATTAGCCCACTTCGGTGGGCTTTTTCTTTGTCTCAATTTTCTGTTCCGATCTTTTCATGATAGTAGCAAGGGGATGATGATGTTGTTGCTGACCAATTTATTAGCAGATGTTAATACGAAAGTATGTTGTTCCGCTTGTTCCGCAATGTTCCGTTCGACTGGAACACAGCAAGTCGTTGATTCTAAAGGCTTTTTTACCACTTTTAGTATGTTTGTTCCATTGTTCCATAATATATATAAAGGTAGACGAATCGCAAAATACTTTACAATGTTAAGTGATTCGGGTAGATTAGATCGGACGAGCCTTCTACAAACCCAATATCACACTGGAACATTGGAACAGGCTGACAACGAAGCGGCTAACACTATGATTTCATTAGCATTTCGTCCATTTCACCCCACTGGAACACAGCGGAACAACTGGAACAAACAAGGCAAAACATGAACGATATTGCACACAATCACTGCCGAAACTGTGGCGAGGACATACTACTTGCTCGATGGGCTCTCGGTTTCAAGCACTGCATGGCGTGTGGTGAGAAGCTCGCTCGTCAGGTCAAGCACACACTTGTGCCCATGCACAAGTCCAACTACATAGTTGTCACAGACATGAGTCTGCTAACTGGTATCAACAACAAACAGCAAAGAAATTAACAGGAGTTAATAAAATGAGTGCACAACAAGCAACCAACCACACACCACAACAGTTTGTGACAAGTGTGGGTAACGAAACCAGCGCAACGGGGTACACCGCAACATCTGACAACAAGTCTACGGCAATCAAACAACTGCAAGACTTTGCCAACGCCAACTACGAGGAAGGTGGGCATTGGGTCTATGAGGCGTTCGACTGTGCCGATTACCAAGAAGTTCTCGATGGGCACAATGGCAACATCGACCAAGCCAAGGCACAACTGCAAGAGTATTGGAGACGCATGTGCATGCTCGAGCGTGAGTATGCGTTCGGTGATGGCGAATATTAACAGGAGTTAATAATATGGACAAAGCATACAACACAGGCAAGATAATGATCGGTCAGTATTATCAGAAGCCACTTGGTAATCATATGAATAGGGACTGCGATTTTTGGCAGTCAGTTTATCTCGGTGATTATCAGCGTGAAGTGATATTCAGACGCCAAATGCATTTGTATATTGCGTTTCTTATTATGCTATTCAGTACGCTTGCGATGGTCATGTAATGATTATTGATCGCAAAACAGGCAAGTCTGTGCATATTGGTGACACGCTGATACGCAAGGACTACAAAGGATTCAAGCACAAGTACGAGGTGATGGACTTCATCCCTCGTGGTGTTTGGGTGCGCAAGTTAACCCAAGGTGATCGCTATGTGTATCTCAGCATGACACTGGCAAGCCTACAACTAGATGAGGTGATGCTGTGACCGAGAGGTTATTGCAAGACGAGATGGAAGGTTACGAGTGCCAACGACTCAGCAGATGGTTTGCAAGCAGACTGGATTGCCGTGAAGTGGTTCGTAGAACATACACAAACAAGTTAACAGGAGTTAATACAAATGACAAAGTGGGAAAAACTGGAACGAATCCTATTCCTTGTGGGGCTGATGGTGGTAGCCCTTGACCTTTATTACTGGAGACCATGATGAGACACGAACATCTACCCGCACTGAAGCGGTACACATCGCAAGTTCAATACGATGCGTTGAAATCTATTGAGGACACCAAGTCGATTAAAGAACTAGTGTTCTCGGGTAACACTAACCGCACCCTCGGTGTGCTTGTGCGCAGTGCATGGATAAACACCTTTCCCTATGTTGAAGATGGGGTCAAGTACGAGGGTTGGTGCGTGACCGATGCAGGTAAGCACGCCATGAACATGTTCGAGGAACACATGAAGATCGAGAAGGTCAAAGAGGAGAAGCGTAAGTCTCTGAAAGACAACTACTACGAGGCAGTCCTTCACGCATACGAACTAGAGAGGGACACAAAGCAGAGGCGGGAGGAGTTATCCATAGAGTTGCGCAAGCTAGATTTACAAACAGAGCTATCCAACCAAACGATGCGGGGCAGGTCTTACCTACTAAGCCATAGTGAGCAACGGGAGGTAATAGCCCGAGTACAACAGGAACTCGCACAGCGAGCCAGTCAACAAATTAACAGGAGTTAATAACATGGGTGCAGATATTCATACATTTATAGAGCGCAAGATGCCCTCGGGTAATTGGGCGTACATGGGCAACCTTGACCATGCCATTCATTCCAAGGCGTTTTGGGGGCATGACAAGCCTAACTTCGGGCACATGTTCTATGTGGTCAATGGTCGCAACTACCAGTTCTTTGCCCGACTTGCGAGTGTGCGTGGTGATGGGCGTGACCCTCAAGGGTTGCCCGATGATGTGAGTGAGATGGTGCAGATGTTCGCTAATGCATGGGAGGGTGATGGGCATAGCCATTCGTGGCTGAGTGCATCTGACTTTGCGGATGACTACTATGGCGTGCAGAGTATCGAGGACGATGAGCCCATGACCGAGTATCACCAAAACACATTGAAGGTAGATAAGAACTATGCAGTGCTTCAGTTCTTGCAAGAGATGTGTGGGGTGTCAGGAGTAGGCGAGGAGACCCAAGCCAATGAGTTTCGTTTCGTGTTTTGGTTCGACAATTAAATTAACAGGAGTTAATAAGATGCATACAAGCTATAAGTTCTATGAGACTAAGTTCAACAACACCAAGCCCATTCGTGGGCGGTCAGTTGAGGTCAAGCCCATCGGTCAGCGTAGAAGAGATTGGGAAACTATCACTTCTCAGGATGGGCATGGTGGGAAATCCTACATCGCCAAGCTTTACAACACCGAGTGTGTTGAGTATTTTCCCAATGGTGACATTGTGATTCGCTGTGGCGATTGGGCAACACCAACCACTGCTGAGTTTATCCATGAGCACAGTCCATTCAAATGCTTCAAGCGGTACAACAAACTGTGGATTCAGAACCGAGATGAGTTGTTGCCTATCAATGATGAGTTGCGGTTGCAATATCTTGGCGATGCCCAAGGCTTCAAGCCTTATAAGGAAGTTGTTATCCAACAACGAGTTGTAGATCGTGCCTTAGCGAAAGAAGCACGCGCACCTTTAATGCCATTTCTAAAGTTCGGTGAGGCGTTCTTGAAAATGTCAGACGGATGGATTATGCATGAGACACGCATGCAAGCGGGTATCGGTATAACAAGTTGGGGTCGGTATCAGTTCGACAAGATCGAGGGTAAGGGTGGCACTGGTAGCGGGTATGCACATCTGTATGACCACATTACAAACTGCGATGAGTCAGAGTATCTATACATTTTGTGCTATCTACTGCAAGACCATGAGTATCAGCAATCAAGGACAGCCGAGATTCGCATGATAAAAATGAATGCGGGTGAGGCAAACGAATGGCAACGCAAGTGTGAGTTTAGTGACTATAAGTATTCGCAAACACTGTTGCGTGGTCGTGTGTTCAACATAGCCAAGCAAGCTAGGAACATATACAAAGTTGTAGATGTGAAGCCATCGAGCAAAGCAGTTACCAATACTCTCTGAAAGGAATCCACAATTCAAATTTATTTTAAAACGCTTGACATTGAACCCGATATGGGTTATAATGTATATAACAGTGGTAAAGTAACCAACTGTTAGTGAACCTGAAAATCAATTTATTAACCGCTGTTAATCAGCAGAAAGAGTGCGCTATGTCAGTATTAAATTTTGGTCACACAGTCTCATTGCAAGACTTCGCAAAGAGCATCGGCATCGTAGGTAAAGATGTTACTGTAATCGGTCAGGGCGAGCCAGGAATTGGCAAGTCAAGCATGCTAAAAGTCTTAGCACAACAGTATCCCGATTACGAGATTGCTTACATCGACTGCACCTTGCTTGACCTTGGTGACTTTGCTTTGCCATACACCGAGGTGGCAGGGGACATGAAGGTAACTAAATTTGCACCTAACGCTAGGTTCAAGATGCACACAGGCAAGCCAGTGATCGTGATGCTTGACGAGATCGGCAAGGCGATGAAGGCAGTCAAGAATGTGCTATTGACTCTCATGCTAGAGCAACGCATTGGTGACAACTACTTGCCCAAGGGGTCAATCGTATTCGGTACGACTAACTTGTTATCGGATGGTGTGGGTGACATGCTCGAAGCTCATGCTCGCAATCGTGTGTGTATGACAACTGTACGCAAGCCTGACGCTGACGAGTGGATTGATTGGGCGATCACCAACGATGTAGCACCCGAAGTTATTGCATGGGTCAAGCAGTTCCCTCATGCACTGGCAAGTTATACGGACTCAAGTCAAAAGGACAATCCATATATCTTTAATCCAACGCGTGCTGGTATGGGTGCGGTGGTTACACCAAGAAGTTTAGAGAAGGCTAGTCACATTGCAAAGCAACGGGCTCAGTTAGGTGACTCGCTGACTATATCTATGCTGACAGGCACTATCGGTGAGAGCGCAAGCCGTGATATGCAAGCGTTCTTTACTGTGGTGGACAAGTTGCCGACATGGGATGCGATCATGGCAAGCCCTGCTACTACGAAGATGCCAACCGATACAGTCGCTAAATGTATCTTGGTATTCAGTGCGATCACTAGAGTGGAGAAAGATTCTCTGCCCAAGTGGATGACCTACTTGCAACGGATGGACATGGAGTGGCAAGCATTATTTGCTACCAGTGTGATGAAGTCGCAAGCTAAGCAAGCGTTCTGTGTGATGAACAAAGAGTTCAAAGATTGGGCGTTGAAGAACCAATGGTTGTTTTAATAAGTTAACAGGAGTTAATAACATGGCTACGAAACTAACAGTCGAGCAACTGATTCAGAAAGATCACGTTGCCTTAATGAAAGACCCCAAGTATTGCTTGTACTCAGGGATTATTATGATCGGTCGCACCGAGGTGAAGGACGATGTGCCTACCGCATGCACCGATGGTCGCAACACTTACTATGGTCGTGACTACATGGCTAAGCAAGCGGCTAACAAACGCAAGGGTGTGATCTTGCATGAGAATCTACACAAGGCTTTCAGGCATACAACTGTATGGAGGCATCTCTTCAAAGAGAATCCAAACATGGCTAACATGGCATGTGACTATGTGATCAACTTAATGATCATGGATGGTGACAACAACTTTGTGTCTCTGCCCGATGGTGCGTTGCTTGACCACAAGTACAAGGGATTGGATGCGGGTACTGTGTATCGCATGATCAAGGAAGAAGCCAAGGGTGGCACTGTTCATGTCAAGACAGTCGGTGACCAAGAGGGCAAAGATGTGCCAGTGATCGAGATAGGCAATGGACTAGATGAGCATGATTGGGAGAGTGCAGAGGGTATGAGCAAAGAGGAGAAGGAAGCACTTGCCAAGGACGTTGACCAAGCACTGCGTCAGGGTGCGATTCTCGCAGGGAAGATGAGTGCGAATGTACCCCGAGAGATCAGCGAGGTACTTGAAGCCAAGGTAGATTGGCGTGAAGCGATGCGTGAGTTCGTTACATCATTCTGTGTAGATAAGGATGAGAGCACATGGCGCCGTCCCTCACGCAGATGGATTGGACAAGATGTTTACATGCCCTCAATGATCGGTGAGTCAGTCGGTCGTATCGTGGTGGGTATTGATATGTCAGGCTCTATCGGTACGGAGGAGGTCGGTCAGTTCTTGGGTGAGGTCAAGAAGATTTGCGATACTGTCAAGCCCGAGGGTATCGACTTGTTGTATTGGGATACACGAGTATGTCAGCACGAGAAGTATGAGCAAGACCAACTGGATAACTTGATATCTAGTACGAAGCCCCGAGGTGGTGGAGGCACTGACCCACAATGCATCGTGGACTACATGACTAATAAGAAAATCAAGGCTGAGTGCGCAGTGATCTTGACTGATGGTTATGTGTGCTCATGGGGTGAGGGTTGGTCATGCCCAACACTGTGGGGTATCACAACCGACATGAGATCGGAAATCGGTAAGACTGTTCGTGTCAACTAATTAACAGGTGTTAATAAATGATACGCAATAAAGACTTTGAGATTCTACTGCAAAGGAATCTAGAGAAGATGCTAGAAGGATGTGCCAATGTTAAGGAGGATGAAAGCATACACAAAGATGCTAAAGATTTAGCAACCCAAGTAATCATAGACTGCAACTACTTGTTGGGTCTAATGAACCATTTAATGTAAGGAGAGTGCCATGATTCAAAACAGTGCAATGTTAGTAGACCTCAACATCTCAGCGTGGACAGGTCGCAAGATGGATAAGAAAGTATCCGATGAGATTGATTCTGCCAAGCATACCAAGGCGAGGGCGGGTAACTATCACAAAAAACTATTGGCAGGAACGCAACGCTTGGATGAGTTGCAGAAACTTGTTTCAGCGATACGCATTTGGCATTACGAGCAGACGCTTCCATGGTCTGATGGTGGCTCACGCTTGTTACCAATGAAAAACTTCTTTGAGTACAAGGCTACGCTAGGCGATTACCAGAACCAGTTCGCTGAGTCTGTGCAAGGGTTTTTGGAAGATTACGACACACTTGTTACGGCAGCAGCATTTCAGTTGGGTGATCTGTTTGATGCAGAGGAGTATCCACATGCTTCAAAGCTTGAGAGTAAGTTCAAGTTTAAGTATGTGTTCTTGCCAGTACCCGATGTAGGTGACTTTCGCATTGATGTGAACGAGGCGGGTAAGGCTGAACTACAACAACAGTACGAGGAGTTTTTCAACAACAAGTTATCAGACGCCATGCAAGATGCGTGGGATAGGTTACATGACTGTCTAGTGAAGATGAGTGACAAACTTGCAGGGCAAGACAAACAAATCTTTAGGGACTCATTGGTAAACAACGCTGTGGACTTGTGTGAACTGCTCACTAAGTTGAATGTAACCAATGACTCAAAGCTAGAGGTAATGAGAAAGAAGTTAGAGAGTGCACTTGTAGGCGTATCTGCTGGTGACTTACGCAAGGATGACGATACACGACTCAGCGTCAAAGCCGAGGTCGATAAGATTCTGTCAATGTTTTAATAACAGATGTTAATAAGGAGTAGAGATGCTAAACATAATAAATCCCGAGGAGATCAACCCGATCTTCACCCAACTGATCGCAGACTTCAGACGCACACAAGTCAGTAGGTTTCCGATCAATGTTACCGCCCGTAATCATGGAGAACTAGTTATCTTTGAGGACAGTCGATTCCCTGCCAAGAACACGAAGGTGCATAACATCGTGGGCACACTGCGTGATGCGGGTACAGACAAGAACAACAAACAACAATACGAGGTGCGTAGCAGACTAATTAACAACGAGAAGTTTGCGGCACACAACGATGACTATTATTCAAGAACAACGAATGACCCCAAGAAAGTCGGCAAGTTTCTCAAGGATTACTTCAAGCCGTTTACACCTAACGAGATTGCAGGGCTTACATCTAGTAGGTTCAGTAGCCATGATGACGAGTGGCGTGATGAGTTCAGGTGGAAGCTACGAGATGTGGTTGCAATAGAGCCAACCGAATTATTTGCTGAAGTACAGTATCTTGTAGCTCTTGGTGTAGAGTTTAACTCAGACAAGTTTAAGCGTATCGTTACAGAAGGCATGCCAATGTTTAGCGAACACATGCGTAGGAAGAACGAGTCTCGCAAAGTAACACATGTCTTTATCAATCCTGATGATTCTGTGCAAGCCACTTACAAAGAGATAACAAGTACGTATCAGACCGCTGAAGAAATGCCCGAGGACATGCAACAACAAGTTGCTATGTTACGCATGGTTGAGGCTGACACATTCATCCCCGAGGTCGGCATGAAGATGAGTACAAATACCTATTGGATTTACGCAACACCCGAACAAAATTAATTCTCAAACTATTGACAAACCTATAAGAGTTCCATATATTATGGATATGAGGGTTAAAAAGCCGTATGTAGCGAGAGTAGTTTTGACTGATGATGGTGGGTGGCATCACATAGATGTTTTAAACAACTACTCATTCGTGATTGATACATTGATGCATGGTACGCAAGTGCCTGACTATGTAGAAGAGCGCATAGCTTTATTAAGGCTGTGTGATGTTAATAAAGGAAAGAAAGGAGAGAGGCTAGGTAGAAGAACAGGAGAGGGTACATTGGTGATGTATCTCAACTACGATGAGTACATCGAATTAAAAAATCTATTTAAAGAGTGCAAAAATGAAAAAGATTCCAGTAAGTGTTAGAGTGTTGCGTGCTGTGGCTACAACTATGCCCAAGGGCGCAAAGGTTAAAGATATTGTCAAGATCACAGGCATACCCAATCAGAGCGTATCCAATTGTTTGTGGAAGCTCAAAGATGAGGGCAAGATCAAAAGGGAAAATGGGGTGTACACAATTGGCAACTTTGTATTAACAGATGTTAATAAGCCAGTTGATAAAGCCCCTGCTCTTGACCCAAACAAAGAGACTACAACGCTCACAATCGGCAAGGTTGCGCGAAAACTTGCGCAAGAGAACGAACGCCTACGCACAGAGGTAGGCACAATGGAAAGGGCATGGCGTGATGCTCGTCAATCCTCACTAGAGTTTGAACGCAAGTACTTTGATGCGCTTGCCGTTATCAGCTATCTAGAAGCCAAGTAAATGGCAACACCTGAAGCGAAGGTTAAAGCCAAAGTCAAAGCCCTGCTAGCGAAGTGTAAGGTGTATTACTTTATGCCAGCTACGCACGGCTACGGCTCATCGGGTGTGCCCGACATTGTTGCATGCATGCAAGGACGATTCATCGGTATCGAGACCAAAGCAAATGGTGGCGTGCCCACTGCGTTGCAGATGAAGAACTTGATGAGCATTGTGGACAACGGAGGCATATCCCTCATCATTGATGAAACAGGCATCGGTGTGTTTACGATGTTGCTAGATTCATGGACTATGAATGGCTTACCGTCTCAAGGATATATAGCGGAACTTTTCAAAAGGAACCCTGATGAGAAGCCGACCAACTGATGGCACTGCTAGGCGGTTGACTCGCATACTGCATGGTAAGTACGCAGTCTCTATAAAAGATGTTGCTAGGTTACTGCACATAAGCGACCGGCATGCATGGAGGTTTATTGATCGCCTCGTTAAAGAAGGTGTCATTGAACTGCGATACCGACAACGATACAACTACTATTCTGTTAGGAGGAATAAATGAAGATACAACAAATGAGTCATGCACTCAAGGTAATGCGTGATAAGTATGGGCTCGATGCCACTGACCTAGAACTGTTGGGTGAATTTGTGCACCTTGAGAATGATGTAACTATCATGTTCTTTGTTGACTATTTTTCGGGGGCTTCCCAAGCAACCACTCACGCACGCATAAAGAAGTTGTGTGAAAAGAATATTCTCAAGAAGCATGATGTGGCTGATAACTTACGCTACAAAACTTTGCAGATGGGCTCTGAGTTTGACAAGGTAATCAAGGTATTGGAGAAGCTATGAGCACTAAAGAACCCGCAGAGATGAACAACGCACCAGTAGATACTGAGCAAGTACTCAAGGACATGCTTGAGCAAGTGACCAACGAAGTCAAAGATGGACTGGACGACAAGTCTGTAGAAGTTGCGATTGCGTTGGACGGCAAGATTAACGAACGAATTGATGAAGTGTTTAAACACCACTGGAACACGAAGCTACGCAATTATGTTAACACCCGCATCTCTGAAGAAGTTGCAGAACAAGCCACACTCTTGGGTAGACGCTTGGGTGAGTTACAAGGAAACCGAGGTGAACTATGAGCGAAGAAAAATCATTCTCAGGCGTTGATGCTCTGATCGAGCGCATGGAGTTGTACCCCGAAGAATTCTTTGAGGGCGCTGAGAAGCGTGGTCGATGGGCGTTTATGTACAAGGAGTATTTCCGTGATGCCATGACTGAATCGGAGAAGGGTCGCATACATGAAGCTGTACGCAAAATGCGTAGGTTGGAGTTTGATGCGACTGTGCTCAAAGAGTTGATGAAAGAAGAATCTCAAGAAGCTGACAGGGAAATGGACTTGGCTGAGTTTGGCAAAAAACATTTAGGTCACAGTAACAATACTAATGCTTACTACAACCCCGCCCAACAAAATAGAGGGGGCAAGGTATGAAACCCGAAGACATGAATGAAGGCATACGCCTGTTGCTTGAACGCATGAAAACAAATCCTGAAGAGTTTGACATTGAAGATGGTGCGATGTACTCAAGCAGTAAATGGGGTAAGTTAGTACACGACGCACTTAGGGACGAGGTGTTTTCTGAAGGAGAGCGCAGTGCAGTTCGAGAAGCTTTTTGCCAAGTTCGTAGGAACAACTTCACATCAGATGTGTTGCGTGCTTTGACTACCACTGCTGAAGATTTTTCTCCAAAAACTTATGCGTATCAACCCTCTATGACTCTTAGTTCTTCAGGGTCGCTTGGGATTGGTACTGTTACTCCTAGCTTTCAACTTGGCAGTACAACTTTGAGTGAAGCTGATCTTAAACAAATCAAATCCATGACAATCAATCCACACCAACAACGCAAATGAACATTATCACAGTCGATTTCGAGACATACTACGGCAAGGACTTGGGCTTCAAAACCCATACTACCGAGGAATATGTACGCCATGAGGACTTTGAAGTTATTGGCGTAGCTGTTGCTGTTGATGATGAAGAACCAACTTGGTTCTCAGGCCCGGCCAGTGACATAAAGACATTCCTAAACAAGTTTGACTGGAGCAATTCATTCGCTCTGGCCCACAACACCCAATTCGATGGGGCAATCCTTAACTGGATATTCAAGATACAACCCAAGGGCTACTTAGATACACTGTGCATGGCTCGAGCACTGCATGGAGTTGAGGCGGGTGGTAGTCTAAAAGTACTGGCAGAACGATACAAAATCGGTGTCAAGGGTACTGAGGTTGATGATGCTTATGGCAAACGCAGAAAAGACTTTACGCCCGAGGCACTTGAGCAGTATGGAAGCTACTGCCGTAACGATGTGGGTCTATGCAAGACACTATTTAATATCTTCATGGAGAAGTTCCCCGTGAAAGAGTTAAAGGTTATTGATACTACTCTGCGTATGTTCGTTGAACCAACGCTTAGGCTTAACCTACCGATGCTTGAGTCTCATTTTGAGACAGTCAAAGAACGCAAAGCCAAACTACTTGCTGTGGCTGAAGCTGATAAAGATTCTTTGATGAGCAACGACAAGTTTGCTGAGTTGTTGAAGTTGTTGGGGGTCGAACCGCCTACTAAAATTAGCGCACGCACAGGAAAACAAGCGTGGGCATTTGCCAAGACTGACGAAGAGTTCAAGATACTGCTAGAACATCCTGACCCAAGGGTACAAGCACTGGTGAGTGCACGACTAGGTAACAAGACAACCCTAGAAGAAACACGCACACAAAGATTTATTGACATTGCATTGCGTGGGTCACTCCCAGTACCAATTAAATACTATGCCGCCCACACAGGCAGATGGGGAGGTGACGATAAGATTAACTTGCAGAACCTACCTAGTCGTGGGCAGAACGCAAACAAGTTGAAGTTGTCGATTGAAGCACCCGAAGGCTATGTGATTATTGACTCAGACTCATCACAGATTGAGGCGAGAACAGTTGCGTGGTTGGCGGGACAAACCGATTTGGTTGAATCATTTGATAGAGGCGAAGATGTTTACAAGATCATGGCGTCAGCTATTTACGGCAAGGATGAATCAGAGATTACGAAGGAAGAAAGGTTTGTCGGTAAGACTACGATTCTCGGAGCAGGGTATGGCATGGGTGGTGCGAAGTTCCAAACTCAACTCAAAACATTTGGTGTTGAGATGCAAGCGGACGAGTGTGCGAGGATTATTTCGGTCTACCGCAGTCGCTATTCAAAAGTCCCTGCGTTATGGCGACAAGCCCAAGGGTGCGTTGAAGCCCTCGTTAACAACCAAGGAGCAACTTTTGGGGAAGTTGATGCGGTCGTATTCGATGCCTCCCAAGGTGGATTCCTCCTCCCAAGTGGACTATGGCAAAGATACGAAGGCTTGACCAAAGTATTTGACCCTGAAGGTAAGGCTCAATACCAATACAAAACCCGCAAGGGTGTCGTTAAGATTTATGGTGGCAAGGTCGTTGAGAACATCTGTCAAGCTGTTGCTCGATGTGTTATTGCTGAACAGATGTTGAAGATAGCCAAGCGATACAAGGTCGTGCTGACTGTGCATGATGCTGTTGCTTGTATTGCCAAAGAAGATGAAGCGAAGGAGGCGCAAGAATATGTCGAACAATGCATGCGATGGAGACCCACTTGGTGTCAGACACTACCGCTTAACTGCGAATCAGGGGTCGGGCGGAGTTATGGTGACTGTTGATCTGCGTAAGGGCAGACACTTTGACCGTAACTTTGATTGGTGTGTTCAATATGATGGGCTTCAGCCAACCTTACACAATTGGTTAGCACTAGACAAAGAATACACATATAAAGAGGGGTTACTTAATTTTTGGATAGATGGCATGCCGTTGAAAAGCATTGCTGGTATGGCGGGTATGCGTACTAGCGATTTAAGTAAAAAACTTAACCCCATGAAAGAAGAATACTTTGGAAGGTGTTTGAACAATCATGCAAAAATTGAAGCAATCTTGAAGCGGGAAGACACTGAGTACGACTACATGGTGTATCACAAGACTGTGGTGAATGAACTGTGCGCACTACTCATGGGTGGTGACGAAATAAAAGATGTATTGGTACAACTTTCAAACTTAGGAGAAACAGAATGAGTATTAAACAATGGATTAGAAACTGGTTGCTGAACGATCAACCAATGGGAGCGAGAACGGCTGAAGTTGAAGTACGCCCCGATGACCAAGTAAACATATCAATCAATAATGCGATAAATGGCAAGGTGCTAAGTATCCGTTCATACAAACCAACTAATAACAAACATTCGGATTGGGTAAACGAGTTGTATGTTGTGCCTGATGGTGAATCGCTAACTGAGGCAGTAACAATTATGTTACTAGCAAAGGGGCTAAAGTGACGATATTCGTAAGCATTGCTTCGTATTGCGATGCCCTATTGGGGGCAACAGTCAACAATGCAATCAAGAACGCCAAGTATCCTAGTGATTTGGTGTTTGGTATTGTTGAGCAACGAGAGCCTGAGAAGCGGATAAAGATTACGCCTGACCACAAGAAGGTGCGTTACCTTGGTGTAAATCCACACGAGTCTCGTGGTGCTTGTTGGGCAAGATCAATATGCATGTCAATGTACAACGATGAAGACTGGTTCTTTCAGATTGATGCGCACATGGTGTTCAACAAAGATTGGGATGAGTGGTTTATCAATGCGGCTGAGCGGTGCTCTGAGCTAAGCCCCAAACCAATTGTGTCGAGCTACCCAAGTCCGTATGACAGAGAGAACGGAATCATTACCAAACATGTTTTTCATGGTGCGCTTGTGCATATAGTTAAAGGAGAATTTGAGCCAACTAATTCCAAACTTAAATTTGTTGCGGCACAGTACGACACAGACAAGATTGTAGAAGGTATACACATAGGTGGAGGTTGTTTGTTCACTAAGGGTAAGTTTGTGTATGAGGTTCCTTATGACCCATTCATGTACTTCAATGGTGAAGAACAAGCAATGGCACTGCGTGCCTACACGCATGGGTGGGATATTTTTCATGTACCTGATATGCCAATTTATCACTTGTACTCAAAGTCTAAGGGCGGAGAACGAGCGAGGCATTGGGATGAAGAAGTTACCAAACAACGAGCAGAGCATTGGTCAACCATGCAGGGGCGTGCGACCAAACGACTAGAGTCCCTCATTCATGGAGAAGACATGGGTGCTTATGGACTTGGAACAGCGAGAACGGTGCAAGATTACATCGACTTCTCGGGTGTAGATTATTTCAACAAGAAAGCTTCAGGACGAGCTTTAAAACATAACTTAATGGAGAAAGAAAATGACTTGGCCTTTTCCCCCATTCCCAAACCCGAAGGACAAGGGCAACCGAGTCCCCAAGTTCAACCCTGATAACCATGAGGACGCACCAAGATGAACGACATTGTTACTGTACTGAACGACCCTGAGAAGGTGTACCCCGGCAACTTTGATACACCACAACGTGCCAATGCTTTGCTGTTTGGTCTATGCCAAGAAGCCGCAGAAGAAATTAAAAAACTGCGGGCAAATATTAAAACCCTAGATGCTATGTACGAACTAGCAGTTAAGCAACGGGACTATCTGATGGATGAACAACGGGCACAGGTTGCGGCTATGCGGGGGAGGGTGCAATGAACAGGATGCCCAACGTGTTCTACACACCGATAGCCGCTTATTTGATCGGCCTCTTGATGGGCTATTTGATTTGGGGAAAAGCATGAACAGAGAAGACATTATTCTTATGGCAGACGCATCAGGCTTGTCGCTTTACGGCATGGGTAAAGATAGGGAACAGTTTATTAATTACCTTGAATGCTTTGCCGCCCTTGTCGCTTCTGCCGAGCGTGAGGCGTGTGCAAAGGATTTAGATGATGCATCAGAAGCGGCAAAAGATGTTGACCCACAAGGGTTTGTCTGGAGAGCCGTTAAAGATTGTGCTGATGCCATCCGAGCAAGGGGACAAGCATGAACGACTGCCCAAACTGTGAGTACCACAGGCAACGAGCACAACTGTGGCGTGAGGAAGCCTACAAGCAAGCAGGGCATCCGTTGCCTGAGCGTGAGCCTGTGGCGTACATCAATGTTGAACAACGCAAACTTGAGTGGGCTAAATACATGAGTTGGGATACACCAACAGTAGTAAACCTACCGAAGATTCCTCTTTACACCACCCCACCACAGCGCACATGGGTAGGGCTGACGGATGAGGAGAAAAATAGTTTTTGGAAGGCAGACCAAATGACCCAAAAAGAATGGGACGAGTTGTTTTTCGACATTGAAGCCAAACTCAAGGAGAAGAACACATGAAAGACGATGACGATATTCAAGACTACATCTCTAATAGAGAAGCAACCAACATACGTAACGCTACGCTAGAAGAAGTAGCTAAGAAGTTTGAAGCTATGAAAAATTTTGGAGATACATCAGCAAGCTTTGCGGTGTTTGTAAGAGAAATGAAGAAGGAGCAGTTTAGTAATGCCAAGACCAAAACCGCCTGAACCCCTTATAGGTAGACAAGTAAGAATGTCAGATAGGCAATGGATTATTTTTAATCAGCTTGGTGGAGCAGAATGGTTGCGACAAATCATTACCAAAAAAACCCCGATGCCCAAGCAGTACTACGACCAACTGTTAAAGGAACAGAATGAACGAACATGAAGAAAATTTACGAGACATGGCGGCTATGCTTGCTATGTGCGGACTCATAATCAATGGAGACTATAGCTTTGCAGAAATCCCATCTCTTGCCTACAAGACGGCAGATAATCTTATGGATGAGCGCAATCGGAGCACCGATGACGGCATTGCCGCAATCACACCAAAGAGGAAATATGAGCGCAGACAGAAAGACTAAGTACACTTGGTCGTACTCCTCTCTTGACTTGTTCAAGCAGTGCCCACAGAAGTATTATCGGATGAGGGTGAAGAAGGATGTAGTTGACCCCCCTACCGAACATCTAAATTATGGGTTAGAGGTGCATAAGTCTGCCGAGGACTTCATCAAACACGGAACCCCGATTCCCGAGAAGCATGCCTTTATACGTGAGCCTCTTGAGCTACTCCGTAAGCGCAACGGTAAACATCTTTGTGAATACAAGTTGGGACTCACCCGGGATCTCCGTCCTTGTGGGTTCTTTGATGAAGATGTTTGGTGGCGTGGGATTGCTGACCTGATTACTCTGCAAAATGACAAGGCTTATTTGGTCGATTACAAGACTGGCAAGTCCTCCAAGTACGCAGACACCAAACAGTTAGAACTACTATCACTTGCAATCTTTAAGCACTTTCCCGAAGTCAAAAAGGTCAAGGCGGGATTGCTTTTTGTGGTTGCCCATGACTTTGTGAAAGCCGACTTTGAGGCAGACCAACAAGGTATCTACTGGATGCGGTGGCTTGATGACACTGCAAGGCTAGAGAAATCCATCGAGTTGGATGTGTGGAACCCCCGCCCCAACTTTAGTTGCAAGAACTGGTGCGCCGTTAAGGACTGTACTCACAACGGTAAAGGAGTTTATAGATGACTAAGATTGACGTAAAGCTTAGCGAATTGGGCGAAGGCTATGGTGTGTTTCATGATTTGCGGTACTCAAATGACTGCTATGGTGGCAACCAAAACGAAACGGTGTTTGAAATAACCAATCAATCAGGCAACGCCATAAATGTGCAGATTGGGTTCAACGAGAAGAACGAGCGCACAGGCAAATACCAATATCAGTGGAAACCGATAAGCGACTTGGATGGGGTCAGGATTAAGATCACAGGTGGAATTGAAAACAGCGAATTCTTGCAGATGTTGCAGTTGATACTCGAAACTGAGAAAATGGTTGAAATTATTAAACCTTGAGGTTCACATGCCATACAAAAACAAATCCTCCCGTGACTATCGCCAAGAATACGACGAGTATCAGGGTAAACCCGAACAGATTAAAAAGCGGGCAATGCGTAATGCCGCCCGAGCCGTAGAGGTCAAAGCGGGCAAGGTTAAGAAGGGCGATGGCAAGGATGTTGCCCATGTGAAAGCCTTGGACAAAGGTGGCTTGAACACAAATGGATTGCGTGTTGAATCCAAGTCAAAGAACCGCTCATTCTTGCGTGACTCTAAGGGTAATTTGGTATCTGAAACAAGCAAAAAAGAGCGTAAACGTGCTTGACATTCTGTGTAGTGTATGCAGAATGGAGTGGCAGATTGCCTTTGCATAACCTTCGTGTAAGGTGTGAGTGACGAGGGTATAAGGATGTTGGAATCCTTAAATTAACCGCATCAGTTGGTGGCTTCTTTTTTCTCTCCTTGATGACGATCTTTGATTTCAGGGAAGCCGAGCCAACCGAGTGACTACCGTAAGTAGTACTTCATTTTGACTGAATGTGAAAAACACACATTCGGTCTATATCCTATTTGGAGATAGAGTGCAAATGACAAGAGAAGAGTTTGAAGCCTTGTTAAAAATACAAGATCGGTATGTGTTGATGTGCAAAGTTGTGAAGGGTACGCATGTAGACAAAGAAGAACTATATGCGTGTGACGTGGTTGATAAACGCAACTATGTCGTCATGGATGGCAACCCAACCAAAACACAGCATGGCGCAGTGCAAAGTTCAATCGCAAAATACTACCGACAAAATGCAAATAATTAACAACAAAGCGTTGTTGCTAAAGGTTCGGGAACCAAACCGAATTACAACAGTTATACCCAAAAGCCAGTTGCTTGACAGCGGTGAGGTGCTAGTGAAGTGGGGGCTAGAAGAGGCTCAGGTGCTAAAGAACTTACGCATCAAGAACGTGCCTTCGCCCATCAATGCACACTACGAGTGGACAGGGCTGTACAAGCCGTTTGACCATCAGAAGGTCACATCATCGTTCCTTACCATGCACAGGCGGGCGTTCTGCTTCAACGAGCAGGGTACTGGCAAAACATCCAGTGTCATTTGGGCGGCTGACTACCTGATGAACATCGGTGCAATCAAGCGTGTCTTGGTGCTGTGCCCACTCTCCATCATGTCATCGGCATGGGAGGCAGACCTATTTAAGTTTGCGATGCATCGGTCATGTGCAATCGCACACAGCTACTCCAAGGAGAAGCGCATCGGAGCCGCCAAGGGTAATGCTGACTTTGTGATCTGCAACTTTGATGGGCTAGACATTATCAAAGACGAGGTGAAGAACTTTGATTTGGTGGTGATTGACGAGGCTAATGCTTATAAGAATGTGTCTACAAAGCGTTGGAAGACCCTGAACTCTGCGCTCAAGCCTGACATGTGGGTATGGATGCTGACAGGAACCCCTGCATCTCAGTCGCCTACTGATGCGTATGGTCTAGCAAAAATCATCAACCCATCGGGTGTGCCCAAGTTCTTCGGGGCATTTCGTGATCAAGTGATGCAGAAAATCACGCAGTTCAAATGGGTGCCAAAAGCTACATCAGAAAAGGTGTTGCACGATGCGCTTCAGCCAGCGATCCGTTTTACCAAGGACGAGTGCCTTGACTTGCCTGAGATGACCTACGTGACTCGTGACGTGCCTCTGACACCACAACAGATGAAGTACTACGAGACTATCCGCAAGAACATGATGACTATAGCGGCAGGGGAAGAAATCACTACAGTAAACGCGGCGGCTAACTTGAACAAGCTCCTACAACTTTCTTGTGGTGCGGTGTACTCGGACAGTGGTGAAGTAGTTGCGTTTGATGCGAAGAGCCGCATGAGCGCATTGCTTGAAGTGATTGAAGAAGCTAGCCACAAGGTCATCGTGTTTGCCCCATTCAGGCACGCTATTGAGATCGTGTCGGAAGAACTTAAAACCAACGGCATCAACTGCGAAGTGATTAATGGCGGTGTACCAGTCAACAAACGCACAGATATATTTGCAAGGTTTCAGACAGAGAAGAATCCACAAGTGCTTGTCATCCAACCGCAAGCAGCCGCACACGGAGTAACTCTACACGCTGCCAACGTTGTTGTCTGGTGGGGACCGATCACTTCTATAGAGACATACCTACAAGCTAATGCACGTGTGCATCGTGCGGGTCAACGTAATCCTTGCACTGTTGTGCATCTGCAAGGTAGCCCTGTAGAGAAACGCATTTACAAAATGCTGTCGGAAAAAGTAGACATCCATACACGCCTAATTGATCTTTACAAAAATATTGTGGAAGACACTTGACAATGTAAAGTAGAGCCCTTATATTCCATATCCCAACAACAAAAAGGAGAGTGCAATGACTGAAGAAGTCAATACAGAGAAGCTAGCAAAAATCTACGTGAAGATTCGTGACAAGCGACGTGAACTTGAGAAGCAAGTTGCTGAACTCAAGGAGCAACAAGACACTGTTGCGAGTCAACTGTTAGAGATTTGCAAGGCTGAAGGTGCCCAAACAATACGTACGCAATTTGGTACGGTGTCACGCAGAATCACAAAGAATTACTGGACAAGCGACTGGGATTCTTTTTTCAAATTCCTCAAAGAAAACGACGCCTTTTCGTTGATGCATCAACGTATCAACAGCACGAACATGGCACAGTATCTTGAAGAAAACCCCGATCTTCATCCTCCGGGGCTAAATGCGGATGTTAATCAAACTATAGTAATTGTTAAACGCTAGGAGCAGAAAATGAGTAATGAGCTTGCAATGTTAGATGGTGGTCTACCTTCTTATCTGAAAGAGGTAGCACTTGATGAAACCACTAAAGCCCTAATGGGCGGTGCTGGTAATGGTGGCATGAAACGTATTTCCATCAAGGGCGGTGTATGGCGCATGATGGTCAACGGAAAAGAGATTGCCAAGAACGAAGAGCGTTCGATGAACGTGGTGGTCGTTGCCGCCGCACCAAAAGTGTCCCGCACTTTTTATCTGAAGAACTACAGTGAAGGTGGCGAGCCAACAGCACCCGATTGTTGGTCTGCTGATGGTGACTTCCCCGATGCTAAGGCACTTATGCCCCAAGCAAAACGTTGCATGGACTGCGACAAGAACGTGAAGGGTTCAGGTCAGGGCGACAGCCGTGCTTGCCGTTTCAGCCAACGTCTTGCCGTGGCTTTGGCAAATGATTTGAAGGGTGATGTGTTCCAACTTACCCTGCCTGCCGCATCAATCTTTGGTGCAGGTGAGCCTGGGAAGTGGCCTTTGCAGACATACGCAAAGATGATTGGCAGTAAAGGTATTCCAATTACTGCGGTTGTTACTGAGATGCGCTTTGACACAGATAGCGCAACGCCTAAGCTGACATTCAAACCTGTCAAGGTATTAGATGCCGCTGACCACAACATTGTTATTGAGCAGGGTAAGTCGGATTCTGCAATCAAGGCAATCACCATGACTGTGGCTGAAGCGGATGGCATTAAACCCGCCAAGTTGGAAGCACCCAAGGCTGAGCCTAAAGCAGAAGCTAAACCTGCCAAGGTTGAAGCTGAGCCTGTGGAAGAGCCCACTAAACGAGTTGCCAAGAAAGAGGAAGAAGCACCTAAGAAGGACTTGTCCAAGATTCTTGAGGCTTGGGACGATGAGTAATGGCAGGGTATTCCACACTTACTGCCCGAGAGATCAAGGAAGCTAATCAAACCTTGCTCGGGGTCAAGTTGGGGATGCTCTGTTTAGATAGGGATATACCCGTAACTGACGTTGCTGAGTTCTTCGGTGTAAGCCGAGTGACTGTATATTCTTGGTTCCGTGGAAAAACCGTTGTGTCAGGTAAGTACGCAGACAAGATGCACAAGCTAATTGCGAAGTTAGCTTAATAGTTTGAGTAGGCTAGGGTAGCTCCCGAAAAGGATGTTCCGTCTCATCCCTGCCTTTCTCTTTTAAAAGACGACACCAAGGACGGCTATGATTTCGAGAAAAGAGTTTCTCGCACTGGTGCTCCCACCACTAGAGCAAGGCGAGCACTACTGCACATTCGGAATCAAGACAGTTAACGAAAAAGATGTTGTTAGGCAGAAGTTTGTAGAGAGCATAGATGACATAAGCACGCAAGCAGACGTGTTAGTGCAAGAAGAATTTAATGCATTCTTTGCTATGGCTAAGTATGGCGACCCACAAGAGGGCCGTACTACGAATAATGCGCTTTATCTAAAGTCGTTTTATATTGATCTTGATTGCGGCACTGGTAAGCCCTTTGCAGATTTGGGCGAAGGGTTGATTGCATTAAAAAGCTTTTGCAAGACAACAAAGCTACCACGACCGACCATCGTAAAGTCGGGTTTGGGTGCCCACGTATATTGGGTATTGGACAAAGCATTACCACGCAAGCAGTGGAGAAGCCATGCTGACCGCCTTAAAGAACTGTGCGTTGAGCACAAGTTTGATGTTGACCCTGCGGTAACTGGTGAAGCCGCACGTGTTCTCAGGGTGCCTGAGACTTTCCACGTCAAAGACCCAACCAACCCTATTCCGGTTGAGGTGCTATACGTAGCGCCCACAATGACACTTGAAGAGATTGAGAAACTTCTTGTGCCATCTGAAGATATTTTAAAGATGCTGGACAAAGCTGACTTCAAACGTCAGCTAGACCCACTAACCCTTGCACTGATGGGTAGCAGTCAGTCACGGTTCAAAACCATCTTGATTAAATCCGTTGAAGGTAATGGATGCAATCAACTCTTGAACATCTACCACAACCAAGCAACAATAGATGAACCCCTGTGGCGGGCAGGGCTGAGTATTGCCCAACAGTGCGTAGACCGAGACAAAGCCATCCATGTCATCTCTAGTCAGCACCCTGACTACTCACAGCGTGAGACTGATCGCAAAGCCAACGAGACGCGGGGCCCGTACACTTGCGAGACATTTAAAAAGTTGTTTGCACAAGGTTGTGAGGGCTGCAAGCTAAAAATCACATCCCCCATTCAGATTGGCAAAGAAATCATTGAAGCCACTGAAGAAGACAACATTGTCACAGACCTTGAGCCTGAGACTAAAGAAGCCAAGACGTTCGTAATTCCCAAGTACCCTTTCCCATTCTTTAGGGGTAAGAGTGGCGGTATCTACCAACGTGCCAAAGACAAAGACGGCAACGACACAGAAGAAATTGTGTATCCCTATGACTTCTATGTAGTCAAGCGGATGCAAGACCCCGACTTAGGTGAGACCCTGCTACTGCGGTTGCATCTACCTAGAGACGGAGTGCGTGAGTGGATTATGACTCTACCTAACGTGCTGTCTAAGGACAAGTTCATTGCAACAGTAGCTTCATTTGGGGTGACCGCACTTGGCAAAAAACAAGATGCGCTCATGTACTACGTTACGAAATGGGTTGAGGAATTACAGATGAATTCAAAAGCGGAGAAAGCGCACAAACAATTTGGTTGGGTTGAAGACGAGTCAGCCATCATCATTGGCGACAGAGAAATACGTGCAACTGAGACGGTATATAGCCCGCCCTCTGCACCCACACTACCACTGGTGCCCCTGTTCCAAGTCAAGGGTGACTTTCAGATATGGAAGGACACAATTAACACCTATGGTCGTGAAGGCATGGAGGCTAGAGCCTTTGCTTTCTTCATGGGGTTTGGCACGATGCTGATGAAGTTCACGGCACTAGATGGCTTCTTGCTCAACTTGGTTAGCCGTGAGTCAGGTTCAGGCAAGACCACAATCCTGCAAGCCATCAACAGTATCTACGGCAGACCCAAAGAACTCCTACTCTCTCCCAAGGACACATACAACTCCCGCATGAGCCGCCTTGGTGTGATGCAAAACTTGGCAGTGACCATGGACGAGATCACCAACATGCCGCCCGAGCAAATGTCAAACCAAGTGTATGACGTGACTTCGGGTCGGGGTAAGAATCGCTTGAAGCAACACGAGAACGCAGAGCGCACAAACAATACCAAGTTTCAAACTGGCTTGATTACTTCATCTAACCGGTACGTGACTGACGCATTGTTATCTATAAAGGGCTTTCCAGATGGCGAGTTAAAGAGGATCCTGGAGATCAACATAAAGCCCGACCCATTTGACGATGCAACTTGGGCACGGCAACACTTTGGTCAACTGATGAATAACTACGGGCATGCAATGGAGCCGTTCTCTCAGGCTCTTGTGGGTCAGTTGCCCATGGTGCGTGCAAAGATGGCTGATATTCAGGTGCGTATTGAGCAGGCCGCTGGCATCAAGAACGCTGAACGCTATTGGGCTCTTATGGCTTCTCTTGCCATAACTGGTGGCTCTATTGCCAAGCACCTTGGACTGCATGACATACCAATCAAACCTGTGTTCAATTATGCAGTGGGATTAATTAATGAAACCCGTATCCGCAATCGTGAATACATGTTTGACGGTGATGACTTCTTAGGCGGATTCTTGCAACGCCACTTCCATGAGATTCTTGTGATCAATGGCGACAAGGCCAAAAATGGCTTAGAGCATGGCCCTATTAAGGAGCCACGTGGCGCATTGACTGCACGCTATGAGCCCGATACCAAGATGCTTTATGTGGTAAACCGCACCTACCGAGATGACTGCGCCAAGAACTTCATTAACTATGAAGAGTCGCTAGCCGGTTACCGAAAGAGTAAAGCACTGGTTGACACCAAGAAGAAACGTATGACTGCGGGCACGCTTGCAAATATGCAGGCTCCTGTGAACGCCCTGTGCTTTGACACCACCAAACTGGATTTCTTTAATGAGAATGTGTTGCTAGATGACAACGGTATTCAACCTGTCGATACTGATTGAATGGGCTAAGTTTCAGCCCGGAACGTCCTTCTTCATACCCTGCCTACAGAGGAAGCAGGTGCAAAAGTTCGTTATAAGCGAGTGCGCCAGGTTGGGGTTAGACGTTGTTTCAAAACAAGTTATAGAAAATGGTGTGTATGGGTTGCGTGTATGGCGCAAGGAAGTTATACTTGCCCCGCACTCTACTTCTGCTTGAAGTATTCAGCCCCTGCTTAGTCAGGGGCTTTTTTTCAGTCTTCAAAGAACTTCTCTTGGATTTCGCCACGCAACTTCTTGTTGAATGTGACGCCATTTATCATGTTCTTTTCAGCCGCCTTACGAGAAGACTCAGACTTTTGCAAGGTATCGCCAGTGATCTTATCTTTGGGATGTGTTTCGTTAAACGCCCGAATTTGCTCTTTGGTTTCCGCCATCAAATCAGAATCACCCGCAGTCTTAGCCATGTCATGCCGGTTCAAGAGTTGCACACGACGGGCACCAACTTCTTTTTCGTAAGACTTAGCTGCTGAAGTTTTCTCGTAGTTGCTAGACAAATCGGCAGGGGAAAAGCCAATGACTTGCATCAAGGAGTTGTAAGCATTAATGTCTTCATCAACTGGGTCACCCTTGAGCGTCAAAGCACCTTCACCCATGTAGCGCATGCCTTTCATTCCATTACGAACAAAGCTAGGCATCATCGCCTCAATACCACGCTCAACGTGGCCTTCCTTCATCATCTTTACGCCATTACCCACGCTAACTGCGTATGAACCAGCAGGGCCAAAGGCTTGTTGCATAGCTGACAATATGTATCCATGTTCGGCAACACCACGTGGGTCATCACGGAAGATTAGGTCAGTTGCAATTCCAACACGGTTGGACAACTCAATATTAGTAACGTAGTTAAAAGCGCCTTTGTATCCCAACTCACCAAAGAAATCACGCATCTCTTCGTTAAAGTCAAACGGCTCGTCATCGTTACCAAACAGAGCTTGTAGCATTGTGGCAAGCGTAGATACTGCGCCATAGAAAGGCATGCCTTTAACACCACCAAACGCCATAGCCATGCCGTATATACCAAGCAGTTGTCTGCGTGCTGCACGCTGAATAGCAGGAGTTTCACCTTTAAAGGCTTGATGAAAAGCACGTGCCATCACAAAAGCACTGTTCCACGTAAAAGACTTGAACGTAAAGAACACCCGACCAATTGGGTTCTGCATCCATTTAGGCGCAGTCGCTGCTAGACCAGAAGTATGCAAGTTTTTAGTTGTAGTTACTGCATATTGAATAGCGGCGTCTTCATTCATCCCGCTTTGGCGAGCTAAGTCATAGGCCGCTATCGCAGTAGTTGCACGGTTATAGCGTTCTGTTGCAGCAAACGGAATTGAAAGGCCATCAAGGATACGACCTTTAAGTCCTGTGAAATCGGTAGTCTTTTGCCTACGACCCTCAAGCACTTCACGAGCCATCGTATGTTCTAGCTGGCCGTGATTCATCATCGTTTCATACAACTTCTTGTATCGTGCGTCTTTCTCCATGCCATTAATTGCAACCTTACTTGCATTCATCATGGCTGAACTGGTTTTATCAAAACCAAACTTACCCCCAAGGGTAGGCCACACCAACATAGGTAGGGACGTAATGTTTACTAATGCAGATGAGATGTTGCCTGCAATGTACTCAAAGTAGCTAAGGGTTGTAGCTGTTTGAGTAAACGAGTTAAACGTCGGGTTATGTAGAAATTCTTTTTGGCTCAAAATATTCTCAGCAGCGGCATCTACATCCAAACGATTTACGTTCTCAGCCTGCGCTTTAATTTCACTTAGCGCGTTGTCAATCTGTGGTGAATACTCAGAGGCAGATAATTTACGCGCCCATTTAACCGCAGTTGTGCCGTAACCTTTGACAATATCTCGCTCCATACCAAGTACATTTTTAGACTTGAGGAATTGTTTAGCAATAGACTCAGCAGGGAATAACGTCAGGTACGCCTGATATACGCTATCAAGTTGTTGTTGGCTTGCGCCTTGAGCCTGTAAGTCAGCCATGATCCTACCAACAAATGATGTTGGCGGAATTGAAGATGGGTTAAACAAAATGTTTTGTAAGTTGCGGTAACTCTTACTTTGAATATTTTGTGGTTTAAGAATACTGTCAATAAACTGCTGACGCTCCCGAATAGATGGGAAAGCCATAGCAGCACGTTCGCCAGTTGCAGGATCAGCAAACTCCAACCAGAAGTCACCATCACGCAAGAACGGAATGTACGCAGTCAACTTCTTACGAGTCGCAAACTGCTGTGTCAATTTAGCAGCAAGCGATGGGGAAACGCTTTTAAGCAATAACTGCTCGTACTCATTCAAAGACTTCATGTAGAAGTTGCGGATGTCCCTATAGACGTCTTGCACATCAGAAGGTAAGGATGTGTAGATGTTACGTAAGCGGTGGTACTGCGCGGCATTAGCGGGCGTAGTCTTAAAGTTTGCATCCAGTGGATCTACTTCGTATAGACGGGCATCAATAGCCATGTCATCCATACGACTCATAGCCTGCGGGTTAGCCTTGGCAATATTAGAGAACCGCTTATAGTCTTTGTTAATGGCGGAAATGCGTTGCTCTTGCATGCCATTACGCAACTCAAGTGCATCTAACAACTTCTGGATAGATGGCAGTTCTTTTCCATACAACGTGTTAATGTTGTCGAGTCGCAACATACCCATAGCTGTTTTCATCCAACCAAAGTCTTTGACGTTGGAGAACATGTTTTTAGTGTTTTCAAGCGTTTGCCCTGCCAATGAAGGCATGTTTTGCCCAATTGAACCTACTGTATTAAACGCAGAGTTAACGGCGGAACCCATGCTCAAGAACATTTCGTCAGCAGGGGTAGGAGGTATACCGGAAGAAATATCAATAGCGTCATTAATAAACTTCATACCCTCTTTGTACGCATTCCGGATTCCCAAGAACTCGCCAATAGCCTGCATCATGTTCACAAACATGTTCTCACTGCGAGGTGCTTTGATTGTTTTAAGCAGGGCTTGGAACTCTGGGTTACCTACCAACTCAGAAGCAAACTCTTGGATATCTTGACCACCATAGGCAGTGCCCATTTGGTTTTTAATTTGCTCAAAGAACTTAACAAAAGTTTGGGTTAGCTTGTTATTTGGGCTACGCAGTACGTGGGAGATTGCGGCGTGCACAGTCTCGTGAATAACAGTATGGTGGTTTAAACCAAACCTAGGATCAAGTTTGATTGTGTTGGTAGTTGGGTTGTACGAACCTGCTTTATTAGCACCAACTTCCCCAATAACAATCTTAGGGTTAATACCTAATGATTGAATCTTACGCAAGATTTGACGCACCAACTTGTTGTCGGTCTTGTTGATGATGTGGCTGAGCAGGTCTTTAAAGTTACCCTTCTGAGCAAGGGCAATCCCATCTGCATCTAGTGCGGGGCCGATAGCAACTGGCAAGAACATTTCCTGCCCGTAAATAAAGTTTAACTCACTTTTTAAATTTTGGCGGCTCTCTGGGTCTAGTGACTCAAGAACTTGGTCAATGGCTTCAAGACCTTTGCCTTGATTAACCATTTCTTCAAATGCGGCACGTTGTTTGTTGCTCTTAGTCCAGTTGTGGTAGACCTCATTAATAGCTCTTTTTAGCCTAGTTTTAGAAAGCTGGTTTGTAGATTTCTTTGGCTCTGGAGGTTGGTCTTCTTTTCTGCGGGCTGCTACTTCTTGTTTAGCAGCTTCAACTTTTTCAGACACAAAATCCGCAAGCGACTCAGTACCTGCTTTGTTTAGCACACCTAATAAAGCCTCTGGGTCATTACGAAACCCACCATTTAAAGCATCCATTGCTTCTTTTGCAAATACACCTGAACGATTGATACCTTCAGCAATTTGTTTAAATGCTTTTTCGTTCTTGGCTCTTTGCGGGGCTTCTTCAATTTTTGGGATAACTTCTTGCAAGCGAAGGAACTCACTTAGCAAACGTGGCAAACGCAACAGATCATGAATAGGCGTGCCTACAAAAGTAGTAGGCAACTGCACCTCACCCGTATTTAAGTTAGCGGCTTTCTCTGCTTTGCGAATTTCAGACGTGATGAGGTTGTCAACCAACTTGTCAATAGCGCGAACAAAAGTGCGGCGTTCTTGCGTATCTGCACTAGCGCCTTGTTCCGCTTTCTTTTCATCCGTAGCAGCCTTCTTACCTAGAGGTTTTCTGGGTTGTTCTTCTTGTTTTTCTTGCGTTGCTTGCTCGGCTTTAGAGGTTTCAATGCCACTTGGCGTTCCTTTCTTTACTGTAAATACAGGACTACCGTTGTCAGTAACTAATCTAGGAGTCACGACTTCTGGTGATTCTGCGAGTCTTGCGTCTGGGTTTTTTGTAACTTCATATCCATCAGCTTGCAACCGGTCATAAATACGGGCAGCGTCAAGTGTTACCGAGTCATCAGATGTAAATTGCAGTCCACGTTGTTCTGCTTCATCAACAGCATCTTTATAGGCTTGAGTTACTGCGCCAGTACCCTCAACACCACCATTTTCAACATAAGTAGGAAACAAACGTCCATCTTTTATGCCAAGAGTAATTGACCCAGATTGTGTGGCGCTAACAGGAAATTGTTTATAAATTCCCGGTATTTTTTTACCTTGGTTATCTTCTACTTCAGTTATTGCAGGGGCTGACTGCTCTTCTCGTGCATTAATACTTCTAGCATTCTGCTCAGCAAGAACATTTCCATCTCGTTTAAGTCCTGCATTGGCTCCGGTAGACTCGACCAAATTGGATCCGCTATCCACGCTAGCGCTTCCTCCACTTGGTTCGGCGTTAAGTCCTGCAACATTTTGCGTTCCTTGAAACTCAGGTCTACTGAGGTAGGCGTCAATCTTTTGGCGAATGGGTTCACTACGGTTTTCTGAGTAGGCTTCAAGGATTCGTTTGACTTCTGCGGCGTCTGCTGGATTGGCAATGTCTTTGCCGTCCAGTAACTTGTTTTTGCGAAGAAGCGCAGTATGCCCAATACCCAGCCCTTTAAGTATTTCATCGGTGATCGTTGTAGGAAGTTGTTGTGGTGTAAGTGGCGCAGCTTTTTGCACCACTCTTGGTTCAGGAATAGCTTCAGCTTTAGGGCCACGCTTACCGGCTAGAGTGTCTAAATCTCCTTTTGCCTGCGCAATTGTTTGCGCTAATGGTGATGGTTGATTAGCTAACCCAACCAAGTTAGTAGGCGTGTTTATCAACTCACCAATAGCGGCTTTAAGTTTTGCTTGGGCGGCTTTTACTTCCGCAGACTCACGTTGCTGTGCCAACCGCTCTTGGTTTGCAATGGCTTTATCGCCCTTTTCTTTGCTGGCTTCTGCCTCTTTAGTAGGCAAACCTTCAGCACCAAACAATCCTAGTTGTTTGCCTTTTGGCTCTTTAAGTACTGGAGGAGCGGGCTGGGCAGGGGGTAACAGTCCAGAGGCAGGCCCAATCTCAAAACCGGGTAGTTGCATCTGTTGTTGGTCTGCGCCAAAGTTTTCAATCTCTGCGCTTTGACGTCCTACTTCACCAGCAAGCAAACGTTGCTGACGTTGACCCATAGCTTGCGCATACTGACCTTTGCGCTCTTGACCCGCACGATATGCTTCTGCTCCACCACCTACCGTACCAAAAGCACCGCCCGCCACTGCGCCACGCACAGCAGACTCCATGATGCGATTCCATTCTTTACTACCAAAGACGGATTCGTGTTTATCTACAAAGTTTTCAGCGGCAATACTTATAGCCTCTTGCATACCTTCAGTAAGACTTTCAGTGCCTGAACCTTTTAGCATTCCAGCGGTCACGGAACGTAGCAAACCTTTGTCCATGCCAGAGCGTTCAAGAAGTTTTTCTACAATACCAACTTTAACAGGGCCAGTTACGCTCTTTAGCAACTGTGCAGGCAGTACAGAATCTAATGCTGCGGATGCGGAACCAAACAACATGGCTGCGCCAGGGGCCAGTTCACCGGTTTCCTGATATATGTTTTGGAATATCTCTGGAGCGTTCTGCGCGTAAGAGCCTAGAAAGACACCAAGGTTTTGACCACGTGTTGCATACTCTGCGCCTTTGCGACCAGCTACACGGGCAAGTTCAGCGGCAGTAGCACCGGACTCAATAAGCGGCATAGCGGCACGTTCAGCCGCAGCAACACCAGCGCGGCGTGCAATAGTCCCACCAATACCGCCGGGAATTAATGCGGTAGCTATATTTGGTACTTGTTCGGCAACTGTCTCAAATGCAAAACCGGGAAGGTCACCTATGCCTTTAATGTCACCGGTACTGCGGTATTGAGGCGCATAGTACTTGTTAATCTCATCTTGAGTAGCTTTAGCCTCTTCCATCTGCTTAGCAGCGTACTCATCAAAACCAAGTGCAGATGCACCCATTGCGGGGAGAAGGTCGCCAAAAGTAGAACCTAGCTGTTTAGTTCCCCGTTTAAGGGCGCGGCTACCCATCTCACCATAGCTTAGTTCGCTACGGGGCAAATCAAACTCGTACTTTTTAGCAAGCCTATCTAGTTCAGCACTTAACTGATCTGGAGTTAGCTCATCACTAAATTGAACGGGGCCAAGTTTTGGCAAATTTAGGATCATGGTAGCCCCGTTAATTAATAGTCAGTAGACATCTTTATAGCATTATCCAGTTCGCCACCAAGCATCATTTGAGCAATTGATTGTGCCTTAAGCAACTTGTATTCGCCATTTGCTTTAGCGTCTTCATTCCACTTTTTACCGTAGCGTTTGGCAAGATCAGCTTTAATACCTGCGGCATCTGCGGTATCGTCAAACTCTTTAAATAATTTACCGTAAGTTGCTGCATTTTTAGCTTTTGCGGCTTTTTCCAATGCGGCAACTTTTTGCCTATTAACGCCAAGTTCTTGTTCTTTAAGACCAAGCTGAGATTTTTGGAATCCTTCCCTGCTTTTATCTGCGGCAAGTCTGCGTTTAATGTCTTCCGAATGCATCTTATCGTACAAGCTTGCGCGAGAAAGACCCAACATACCTTGTTGAAGTGCGCGGTCATCAGCAGACTCTTGCTTGCGTCCTGCCATGTATGCGGCTACGCCTTGGCTTGCGCCTTGACCAATGTTTGCGCCAGCGTAACGAGACGTACCCCCCATCATTCCAAGACCAGCTTGCAAGAGCGCCAAGTATTTATTGGTCTCTTTGTTTTTAGTATTTTCAGCACGTTGCTCTTTGAGGTACGCAGCGTAATCACCAATGTAGTCACCCATTGGGTTAACAGCGGCGGGCTCTTCAGCTTTGACGGGTTCTACTGGAGGTTGATACCTAGCAGCTTTTTCCGCAGCCAAAGCTTCCTCATCAGGGTTAACCATACTCATTTCCGGAGCAATTGGTTTATTGTCTATTTTGTTTTGTGCAGGTTTAACTGGCGGGGGCGTTTTAAGGATTTCTGGAGGCTTACCCGTGCCAGTACCCTGTTGCATCATATTACCCAGATACGGCCTTGCCGCACCAGTTTGTTCGGCTAGATTTTTATACCCAACTTCTAAAGCATTTTTACGCGCCATAGATTCATTAAGTTTTTGCTTCCATCCCATAAATTCTGGGCTACCAACAGGAGGTTGGTTATTCTTAAATAACTTAATTTCTTCATCCGCATCATTAATCTGTTGGTCAATAATGCCAATTTGGTTAGCTATTTCTGGTGATGCGTATCTATCAAAAGGGTTATTTACCCCACCAACTTGAAAATGGCGAACCTCACCTCCAGCAGCCATGTCAGCAGAATACTTTTGCGTCTCACGTGGTAATTTAGATGGGTCTGCTCCAGCCATTAACCACTTGTCTGTATTACCGGGGCCCCAGTTGTATGCAATTGCAGCCAACTTAGGATCACCGTACTTGTCCATCATTTTTCCAAAATACTCACGACCCACACGGGCTAAATCGTCTGCGTCACCTGCACGGGCAGGGCGAATACCAAAACCAGGGTCACGTGCCGTTCCGGGCATTACTTGCATTTCTCCTTGTGCGCCTTTTGGAGAAGTCAACAAGTTGCCGTCTTTATCGTAGCGACGCCCACCACTTTCTTTCTGCATGATCTTGTTGATCAGATCACCAGCAGGGGTACCTTCTTTAGTTAACTGCGTAATACCTTCAGTCTTAGTTTGCTTGGGTTCATTGCCAACTTTAGAAGAAACTTCACGTTTAGTAGATACAGCTTTGGCAACACCAGCAGGTAATGCGCCAATACCAGCCATTTCTTCGTACTCGTCACTAGACGCCATGCGGCTACGTAAGATGTCAAACAATTGTTTTTCATCATCGCTCATATCTGTAAGGTCGTCTTCTTCATCATCCGCATAACCACCTTCGGCAAACGCAACAATACCTCCAGCAGCGCCAGTAGCTACAGGAAGATTAGATTGAAGGCCGGGAATACCAACTGGAGCAGTTGATTGCGCAGCTTGCGTTAAAACTTCTTGAGCAATAGGCGGTTGTCCTTGTTGCGCATTACCCATCAAAGCTGCTTGCTTTTTCTGAGCTTCCATTTTTTCTTGGATTAGCGGGACGCCAATATAGGCAGGAACTGTACCGTCCTGCACACCATCCGTAAGCATCTTAATAGAGAAGCTATCGGGATTAGCAATAATTTTTTGGGCAATACCAGTCATTATTTCCCCGCATTCAAAGCGTTACGTAAACCAAGTATATCAATACCTTGGCCTTTTCTTTCCCTGATAGTTCCCCCTGCCCGCTTCATCAAGCCATAAGCGCCAGCCGCCGCTGTGCCAAGACCGGCAACTTGTGAAGTCAAACTAGGCGCAGCTTGGTACTGCGTAGTTGTCATGCCGGGAATAGCATAACCACGCAACAAAGCGTTGTACTGGTTGTAAGCCTGCATAGGAGCTTGTTGTTGGTTGGCATAGTTCTGGATTGCCTGATTTGTAATCTGTTGCTCTTGAGCTTGTTGCTGAGCACCAACTTGATTCTGTAAACCAAGAATGCCTTGCTGTGCGCCAAGTTGTTGAGATCCAATACTAGCTAAGTTTGCCCCAGCTTGATTGGCTAGACCATAACCAGCTTGCGCCCCACTAACACCCTGCAACCCAACACCCGCACCTTGCATGCCTTGAGCCGTACCAGCTAACCCTGCTTGAGTACCTTGCAGTCCAACACCAGCGCCTTGCATACCAACACCATACAAGTTACCAGCTTGGTTAAGCCCAGAGATACCGGCTTGTTGGCCCGCCATAGCTTGACCAATACCAGATAAGCCTAGCTGACCACCTTGCAGTGCAGTACCCAAACCGGACTGAGCGCCACCTAAGCCTTGAAGCCCAAGGTTTGAGCCGTATTGCATGTTCTGAATAGCGCTTTGGTAAGCCTGTTGTTGACCTTGCAACTGGTTATTGTTCATCAACCCTTGCAAATTACGGTCAGCTTCAGCATTTTCAATTGCTTGGCGGCTACCACCAAAAGCACCTGACTTGGTAGCTTGCGCCATACGCTGTGTTTTAGCAACATCTGCTTGACGTTTTGCAGCTTGATTCTGCACGTCAATAACATTCTGTTGATACGGGTTCATGTAAGCGTTAATCGCATTTGGATTAGTTACTTGACTAGCGTAGTTTTGCCCAGCAGCCGCTTGTTGCGATGCGTAGTCTCGGGCTTGCCCCGTAATATCTTGGCCTAGTTGCTCAGCACGAAGCCCCATGCTTCCAATATTTGCAGCATTTTGTCCATACTGTTGTGCTTGTGGCGCTAAGTTTGCAGCTTGTGAGCCATATCCTGCGCCCATACCACCGTAATATTGACCACCCTCAACACCAAGTTGCTGGCCTAGTTGCCCAGACTCTGCGCCCATGCCACCATAACCCATTGCATTTTGCGCTGAACCCATACCACCCATACCACCCATACCCGCCAAACCAGTTGCTTGGTTGTACTGACCGGGAACTTGCAAGTTAGCAGTGTTGTACTGGGCTTGCTCTTGCAGGGGGCTAAAACCTGCTACATAGTCCCGTGCGTTTGTACTATATGGTTGGAAATTGCTAGACTTAACACCCGTAATTTCATTAGTGGTAGTACCATCTTCAGCAGTAACTGGCTTAGTATTAAACAACTCCTGCATGGAGCCACCAAGTACCGTCTCAACTTGAGGACGCAGCCAATCAGGAATGTTTGATGTATTGGTTGTTGAGGATGTGGGGCCACCGCCACCGCCACCGCCATAAATAATACGCCCGCCTTCTTTGCGGGTAACAGACTCACCAAGGGGTTCACCCATGGCATAAAGTTCTCGGCGGGAATAACTCATATTAGTACCTCAACAAGGGTATTTCTAGGTTCAAATTCGTATCGTTTCCAGAGGCGGACAATTGCGTCCCGTCCGTACCCCTGTATTTTCGTCGCACCACGCAGTTTTAACAAGGCTTTAAATTGCTCAAAAGTTTCTTGGCTAGAGATAAGTTTACCGCCAATAGCTGTTACAAACGCTACCCGATGCATGGGGTAATTGATAAAGGACACTGTAGCGCAACCATGAATATTATTCTCTTCATCTGATGCTACAACAAGCAGCCAAGCACCACTGGTTAAAAAGCTTTGGATGTGCTCAACTGTATAGTTTTGTGCCCAATCAGGGAAGTCGCCACCTTTTGTCATGGCTTCTTCAATGAAAGGTTCTACCATAGGCCAGACTCGCTGAACGTAGTTAGTGTCAACGTGGCTTATCTTTAAGCTCATTTAGGTAGGTTCTTAATTAAGTCTGCAATACCACCGCCAAAAGTTCGTACAGTGGGGCGTTGTTGGTTGTACTGGCTAAATGGTGTGTTTAACCCAGTAGTACGACCGTAGCGTGCATTTTCTAAATCCGTTGCAGTCAATCCATTTTTGCGCATTTCAGCAAGCACAGCGTTCATATCCGCGCCCCTAGGAGAACCGTCAGGGTAGGTTTGAGCCATTTGTGCATCAGCAAAACTACGTAGGTTTTGGTTTAACTTTGTAATACCCATGTTTCCGGGGGTAGTAGCGTAGTTATACCCAGCAGAGGTTTCGGGGTCTCTGCCGTAATTGCTTGCATTGAACATAGTCAATGGATCAGCATAGTTCCTATACTGTGACTTATATACAGGACGCGCAGGGGGTACGTAAGGAGAATACGTAGGTTCTGGCGTTGTTGTAGGTGGTGGCGTCCTAGGAGGTAGCGTAGGTGGCGGCGTCCTAGGAGGTAATGTAGGTGGTGGTGTCTTAGGAGGTAGCGTAGGTGGTGGTGTCTTAGGAGGTAGCGTAGGTGGCGGCGTCCTAGGAGGTAGTGTAATTATAATCGTGTCAGTAACTACAATCGTATCAGTAATTATTGGGGTTTGCGTAGGACGATCAGTAGTAATAATAATCTCTGATATTTCATCCGTATCCGTCTCAGTAACTGGTGGTTTTGTTGGACGATCAGTCGTAATAATAATTTCAGATATCTCATCCGTATCTGTCTCAGTAACTGGTGGGCGTGTAGGGCGATCAGTCGTGATAATGATTTCAGATATCTCATCTGTATCTGTTTCTGTAACTACTGGTGGTTTTGTTGGGCGGTCAGTTGTAATAACAATCTCTGAAATTTCTTCAGTATCAGTTTCAGTTTCCCAAGTAACGGTGTCTGTTTCAGTAACTGGTGGGCGTGTAGGGCGATCAGTCGTGATAATGATTTCAGAGATATCGTCAGTCTCAGTTTCAGTGACTGTAGGTGTGCTTTCAGGGCGGTCAGTTGTAATGACAATTTCTGAAATATCTTCATCTAAACCAGTACTAACAGGCCCGGGTGTATATACAACATCGTCTGTACCATCGTCAAAATTATTATTAAGAGTTAAAAAAGTATCTAGTGCATCAGTAGAGCTATTTGTGGAAGTATCATTATTTACGTAAGTATTCTTGTCGCTGTTAAGCGAGCTATCCCCTGCCATAGGGCCAGCAGTATCTGATGAATAGTTATAGTCAGTATTTTGCCAATCTTGAACTGCTTCATTAGTATCAGAATATCCGCTACCGCCGCCAAAATCAAAACCATCAAAATCGCCGCCATAATCTGCATTAGACATAACGCCTAAAGTATCACCACCAAAAGCAAAACGACGGATTCCGTCATCGCTTAATTGCCCACCAGTAGCAAACCCACTAATACGACCACCCGTACCATATTTAACTACAGGTTCACCGGAGTTAGAGTCCTCCATGCCCTGAATAGCTTGACTAAAAGCAGCACCACCACCAGCCATGTTGTTCTCCTTATGCGGGTAAATACTTACGTGGTTGGATTTGTCGGCCTTGCTTTGAATTGCCAGTACGGGCTTGACGTACCTTGTTCATCATGGAGTAAAGCTGCTTAGCACCGGCATCGGTTGAGCCATTACCCAAGTGAGAAACGACATCGGCGGGTACGACAAACTCACCATCAGCTAAACGAGCAGGTTGTTTGCTGCCAATAGTAGCAGGAATGTTATCCGACATACCATCTCCGGGGCCTTTAAGCATGCGGCCTCCATCAGAATAACTACCCAAACTGGCAATGCCACCACCAGTAGCAAAACCACGGTTGTTCCATGGCACATAAGTATCTGGGTTGTAGCTAAAGCGGCTCAATGGGCCTTTGTATTCTTTCTTTTTAGGCACGCCACCACGCATCTGGTCACCAATCATGCCAAGACCAGCGATACCAGCACCACCAGCAAGAAGTTTTTGTTTGTCAGAAAGGCCACCCCACCAGTCTTTAGCGCCACTCATAATACCTTGAGATTGTGGAGCTTGAGCGGCATTAACTGCCATCTGCTGTTGGGCTAAACCAGTTGGGTCTGCCATGGTTGCGGCAGGGCTACCAGCAGCCGCAGGGCCACCAAAAGAATCAAAAGACTGCCCAAGAGGGGCTTCGCCCATTGCGCCATATTGCGAGGCTGTAGGAGCAAAAGATTGAAACCCAGCAGGCATTTGAGGGGCAGCAGCGGCAGGTAAAGTTGCAGCCGTAGTTTCCGCAGCAGCCGCACCGGGCATGCTACCAGCAGGGGCTGCGCCAGCGCCACCAAAAAGAGAGCCACCAACACCGCCCATAAGACCGCCAATAAGAGCGCCTTGCAATGGGTCTTTACCTTGCAAAATAGAGGTACCGCCACCAACGGCAGCGCCAGTCATCATTTGCTCTAAGAGTGCTGCTTCAATTACTCCGCCGTCCATAATAGCTCCTTAAACTTTTATCTTCAGCACGTTGGCTGCTGTTGTATCACGGTAAACATCGCCTATCCGGAGATTAGCTAAATCAGCCTGAGTTGGCAAGGTGTTTATGTTTAAATTGATACTAGCCCCCGCCAGCGGGCCCGGTGTACTAATCTGGTTAAAGAACAACCGCAAGACATTGGTTAGTTTGTCCATGTACTGTTGATCGTATTGTACCGGTGCTAAGGGTAGGTTGGGGGCAGTTACGTTTGTTTGTGACATGGTTATCTCCTACCATCCGGTCTAATATCAATACGGGGAGCACCCATCTGCCAAGCAGTGTTGATCTGGTTGGACTCCATCTTGAGAATCATCTGGCGACCACGCATGCGGGTGTAAATCTGACCTGTAAATTCTTCAGTAATGTCGTATGTAGTGCTGCTATATACCGGCTGACTTGCACTGCTTGTTCTACCAGAACCAGAGTTAGCTAAGCCATACAACGTCATCGTTACAGTTGGTTGCGCGGCGCTAGGAGAATTAGTTGAATTTTGAAATGTCAAATCCGGCAAAATGCGCCACACAAAACCAAAGTTGTGCCCATCTCCAATGTCAAATTCAGACGAAGAAATATAAGCATCAATTGCAGCGGTTGTTTCCGTTGCATTATCGTTTATTCCACTCTCATGGTTTACAAGGTTACCCGTGCTTAAAGATGAATTATAGATAGCCGCTAATGGGTAGGCACGTAGGCCAGAGTCAAGCCATGCGGAACGCTCCATAGTGCCGTAATACCAAACTTTCTCAAGGTAGTTATATATAACGTACTTATCAATCAAAATACTACCGGCAGAACAATAAAACCACCATATCTCATTGAAACCTTCGTTAGTTCCGCAGAAAACTTGTTGTGTTTGCTCTAAATTAATGTCTTGAAAAATATAACGGCGCAAGTCGCAATTAAGTGTTTGCACGCGGCCATCATAGGTATAGAACTTATCTACACCCATCCAGTACACAACGCCAGAAGCAATCACTGCGGCATTAGGGCTAATGATTGAGATGTTGTCACCAAGCAGTTGAGATCCCCAAACATAAGGAGGGCCAAGATATTGCAAAGAATAAACGCTAGAGTCAGTAAACACCACAATCTCTTGACGGGTCTGAACAGTGGTAATAATTTGTGAACCATGAGATAAGCGTAAGCTACCTGCTTGGTTAGTTGTTGCCGGTACCCAAACAAATGGATCTTCTTGGTCTGACCAACGAATAAACATTGGGTCAATCGCATTTGGGTCTGTTGCATTAGGATCGTTTGTACCAAACACAATTACAAAACGCGACGCATCGGAAACTGTAAGGTTGTTCTGCACTACAGGTGTTTCAGCATCGCCAAGAGTTCTAAGATTCACTCCTCTAGAGCTTACTCCAGACGTAGCATCCCAATAGTAAATGCCGCCACCACGAGGGCCAAAAATTAAATTTTGACCAAAGTTCATTTGGTTCCACAACTGAAGGCTGGAAATAACCGAACTACCATAACCCCATGTACCGCCGCTCCAAGGGCCAGCGCCCCAACCTGTAAGAGGAACTGCATAAGCAGGGCCAGCATTTACTTGGTATGCAGCGGATACAGATGCCCCACCATAAGGCCCGCCAGACAAAGCTGTTGGTACAACAATTGAATAGGAATTAGGCCCAATAACCGTGATCTGGTATTGCGCATTAAATGTGGAAGCGTACGTGCCAGTAGCACCGCTAAACGTAACAAATGTACCTGTTGTTGCCCCGTGTGACGTAGCCGTAACCGTAACTGTGGTTGTGCCGTTGGTAGCAAAGGGGTTTGCTCCAAGTGCTGTAGTTGTCCGAATAGGGGTGATATCGTTGTAGTAACCACCCTGCTCAATGTAAAACTTAGTATTAGTGCCTACACCAACAAGATTTTGGTTAGCCAATGTGACCCAGTTCCAAAGTGACCTGCACACTCCGTTGTATGTGTAACCCGAAATGCGCTGCCATCCACCAATAACTTCTGGAGTGCCTTGACGGAACCGAACTTTGTCGGACTCGTACCAACCACCTTCGCTGGAATAGCGTGTATTCTCCCGGTTGACGCCCGGCTTAAACAGAACTTTTTGTAATGGCATCGCTTAATCCAATAGGGCGCACTCAGCGGTGCGACGTTTTAACAAGCCCGGCAAAACCTTGCCGCCACCTTTAGTCCAGAGCATCAGTTGTTCTTTTGCCCCTTCCCAATCATTGGCGTTGATTTTCCTCTTTAACGTGCTTGTTTGCAAGCGTCCCGTACCTAGGTTGTAGCAGAAATCCACGATGGCGTTGCACTTGCGAACGTCAGTAATCAGGCCGGGACAGTTGCGCAGAACACCGGGTAGGTACGTATGTTCTAACTCAATCATCAAAAGTGCCCGTGCCGTGGGTTCATCCATCGGAGCGTCTTCTAATGTTACCTTGCGCTTATCTGCGTAGTAGGTGGAACCATAGCCAATCGTAGCCACACCAGCCGGACATAGGTACGGCTTGGCCCGATACCCCTCATACCGGCGGCACAGTTCAGCGGCTAGTTCTAGGTTCATTCTTGTTCAAGATGCTCTTGTTCGGCTTCTCTTGCCTCGTCTTCAAGAATCTCTTCAAATCCACAGGTGCATGGGCCGTCTT